CATAACTTGCTCCATTGTGGGCAGAACAAAAAATCAAAACAACGTCATCAATTATGATGATGTATGGCTAGGCGGTAAGAATGAGCGAATTAGTTGATTTAAAAAAACTACCCGCACCAAAAGTTGTGCAGGAACTCAGTTATGAAACCTTACTGACGCAGAGAAAAGAAAAGTTTCTGTCATTACAAGAAAGTGATGAGATGCGCCAACATTGGCAGGCTAGATTACAATTAGAAAGCGAACCTGTAGTGAAATTGCTAGAAGAAAATGCTTATTTAGAATTATTACTCAGAACGCATATTAATGAATCTGCTAAAGCCGTAATGCTTGCCTATGCGACAGGCTCAGATTTGGATCAATTAGGGGCATTATTCGGCATTAAGCGATTAATCATTCAAGCGGGAGATTTAAACGCTCACCCGCCTATTCCCCCCCAATATGAAGATGATGAACGTTTTCGCACACGTATTCAAATGTCATTAGAAGGATTAACCACAGCGGGCAGTCGTGCAAGCTATGAATTTCATGCGCTCTCTACATCGGCAAAAATAAAAGACGTTGATGTAACAAGCCCAACTGCAGGCACGGTGAAAGTTGCTATATTATCAACAGAGGGGCAAGGAACAGCCGACAGTGATTTAATTAATGCGGTAAAAGAACAACTGAATGCCGAGCATATTCGCCCACTGACCGATACGGTATTAGTCGAAAGTGCGGTGATTTTACCTTATGAAATTAAAGCTGCCATCACACTTTATCCAACTGTACTAGAAAGCGTTGTTATGGCAAATGTTAATCAAGCAATCGCCAATTATGCAAATAAGCAACACTTGCTGGGCATTGATATTACGCTTTCAGGCATTTATGCCGCCTTACATCAAGAAGGCGTACAGAACGTAAAACTGACCAAACCGCTTGCAGATTTAATCGTACAACCTCACCAAGCAGCATATTGCACACAAATTCAAGTCAACGTAGGTGGTAGAGATGAATAGCTATCTACTACCTACGGGGTCAAGCAAGCTAGAAAAACAATTATCGAATACGTTTTCAGCCATTGCGGAAATTCCTGTGCCAATTCGCCTCTTATGGAGCGCTGAAAATTGCCCTGTAAACCTCTTGGCATGGCTTGCATGGTCACTCTCGATTGAAGAATGGGATGACGACTGGAGCGAAGAGAATAAACGGCAAGCAATTTTAAATAGCATCCACATTCATAAACATAAAGGAACTATTTCAGCAATTCGACGCGTGATGAAGTCAGTGGGTTATGGCGAAGTGGATATTATCGAAAACCAATCACTTAAAACATGGACTGGTGAACTAACTTTTGATGGTTCAGAAACCTTTGAGCATGAAGAAATGCACTGGGCAGAATACAAAATTGTGTTACATCAGCCCATTACTATTGAAGAATCAAAACAAGTGCGCCGTATTTTAAATGAAAATGCCCCTGCACGTTGTCATCTCGTTGCATTTAATTTTACGAAGGCCGGTCATCGTTGGGATGGTGAAATCAATTTTGACGGAAGATTTACTTTTGGAGAAGCATAAATGGGTAAAATTACCGAACAACAACAATGGGAAGAAGATGTTTATCTCATTGAAAAACAAGATAAGGTGCTAGGCGGAGAGCTTGGCGTAATTAACATTCAAGCAAAACAGCTCGCCAATCGAACAAAATATTTAAAATACCAAGTGGATGGTATCAACCGAGACCGCACAGGCTACGCTCCAAAAGCTAGTCCAGAGTTCACAGGCGTCCCAACCGCCCCCACCGCTAATTCAGACACGAACAACACACAAATCGCCACAACCGCATTTGTGAAAACCGCAATCGCCGCATTGGTAGGTTCAGCCCCAGCAGCATTGGACACGTTGGAAGAATTAGCCCGTGCGTTGGCAGGTGATGCAAATTTAAAATCGACGTTGCTTGCTGAAATCGGAAAAAAAGCCAACGCCACTGATTTTAATGCCTTACATGATTTATTTATTGGTATCCCTATTCCTTATCCACTCTCTGCCGTGCCGGAAGGTTGTTTAGCCATGAACGGACAACGTTTTGATAAAGCACGCTATCCGAAATTAGGGCAAAAATATCCGTCAGGACAGTTGCCTGATTTGCGTGGGGAATTTATCCGTGGGTTGGATAATGGGCGAAATGTGGATGGTGATCGTGCTTTATTGTCATCGCAAGGGGACGCAATGCAGGCGATTAAAGGTGCGATTGGGAACTTTCAGTTTATTGATTCTACTCTATATGGCAGTTCTGGCGCATTAGCTGCGGCACAATCTACTCGTGCTGTAAATTTAACGCAATTTTATTCTACCTCGCAAAATACAGGTGAGGGGACAGGAAGAATCGAATTGGATTCAAGCAAAGTGTCAAGAACAGCCAAAGAAACACGACCACGCAACATCGCCTATCACTACATCTGCCTAGCCGCATAAGGAGTACAACATGACCGTAACATTTAATAAAGAAGGCTTTGCCCAAAACAGCGGTGAAATCACCGTGTATTGCACTGATGCGCAAGGGATTTACACCAAAGAAACAACAGAGTATGTCAGTGAAGGTGGAAGCCTTGCGGCTGGCAGTTATTTAGATGCGCCGCCAAAACCGAAACAAGGCTTTGTGATTGTACGAGTGGATAACAATTGGCAATATCAAGCCGACCATCGTGGCACTTATTACAACAAAGCAACAGGCGATAAGGTCGAACATACCGCACTAGGTGAACTACCTGATAATTTAACCGCACTTGCACCGCTTGCCGAGCCTTGCAAGTGGAATGGAACAGGATGGGTAAAAGATGAAGCTAAAATTGTCGAGCTGTTTATGCAACGCAAAGAAGCCTTACTAGCCACGCTTGCCAATAAAGCCGATACGCTTAAATCTAGCTTGCTGGTTGGCTATCCGCAAACAGAGATTGAAAGCTTCTATCGCCAAGAGAAAGAAGCCTTAGCATGGAAGGCTGATAATAAAGCTGACACCCCAATGCTTAAACAAATTGCTAGAGTTCGCGGCGTTCCTTTTGAAGTACTGGTTGAGAAAGTTATCGAGAAAGCATCGCAATTTGCTGTCGCTATTGGTGTGATTATCGGACAGCGTCAAGCCTTTGAAGATAAATTGTTGGCCTTATCATCTCAAAAAGAATTAGATGCACTGAAAAAGGAAATTGAAGAATGGAAATTCCAAGCAAATTAAGACTTTACGCTTATCATAATCTGATTGCTATCGACCAACTATTCAATGCCTTAACAGGTGGCGCAGCAGACGAAACATTATCAAGTCGCGCCTATCGCGGAGCGATATTAGCTGAACAACCGAAAAAACGGTGGCGTGTACTCTATCGTTTCATCAATGGATTGTTTAGAGATAAAAACCATTGCAAAACCGCATACGAAAGCGAAATAAACGGCAAACAGCACGATTATCGGTTCAATCAAGGGAAAGCAAAATGAATGAAATAATTTTTGATTGGATCCGTGGGGATGATGAATTCGAAACACTCATTTTTAATAATGATGACGACACCCCAATGGACTTTACAGGGAGTCAATTTGATTTGCATATCGTGCCGGAACGAAGTCAATCAGAAACCATTAAGCTATCAACATCAAATGGCTTAACCGTTAAAGAAAACGAAATCACACTGCACGTGTCGCACGACCAAACAGAAAATGCAGATTGGTCGGTGGCAAGTTGGGATTTGCAACAAACTGACAAGAACGGATTAATTAGCACCCTTTGCGGTGGCAAAGTGCGGTTAAAACGGGATGTTACAAGGGGGTGAAATGTGTATAAAAACTAAGGCGAAAGCCAAACACAAAGTGACACTCAAGCCCAAACAACAACACAAAATCACCGTTAAAAAAGGCTATGCCAATATAGGCGGCGATCTTGACACAAGAAAACTACCAAACATCAACGAATTAATTATTCACTACAACATTGGAGCGCTTTAATGGCAAGACCAGAATTTACTCAAACTTTAACTGAATTTGCAGAATTTGTAGGGTTAAAAGATAAGGAAATTATTAATCTTATTGGTTTATTATCAACCTTAACAACCACAGAAAAAGGTTCAATTGTAGGTGCAATCAATGAATTGAAGCAATCCATTACAGCATTATCCAGTAGCAGTGCAGGTATTAATGACAGTGCGACAGGTGATAGTTCAACATTATCTGCTAAAAAGATCCTTGAACTTTTAACGCAAGCAAAAGCCGATGTCAAAAATGAGCTTTTAGGCGGTCAAGTTGACGCGAGCATTGATACAATCAAAGAGCTTGGTGAAATGCTGAAAAATATTCAAACAGGCGAAGATGGCTTAAATAAATTGGTTCAAAAAATAACTCAAACCAACCAATCATTGGCACTTCTTGTTGGTAAATTTACAGTGTTAGATGGAATTAACCTTAAAGAAGCCTACAATAGAGGATATAACCGATAATGGGATTTGATACATCAGTCAAAGATTTTGCCGAATTTATGGGGAGTGAAGTTAGACGAGTTGAGAATAAAATTCCGACTGGCATTTCTGCACAAC